CATCTGTCCCATAAATCCTGTCAAACTTCTCCTTTGCCAAAGATAATAATTCATCAATATTATCTCTGATGTAATCCACTGTTACGCTTGTTTCTTCATTTATCATAATTTAGTGTAAGCTAAATGCTATATTTCTTAGTTGTATCTTATCTGTATAAGTGAAACACAACTTACATTTGGCACAAGCTCCTTTATCTTTAGTATTTTCTATCTTCCCGTGAGTTTCCGGGCAATTAATAAACTTAATATTGGTAACATCTCTAGGTCCCATAAAAGCCACCCCTACATTATTATATCTATATCTCAATTCCTCATATATCTTTAACCCTTTATCCTTATTTACCGGGTCTAAACTAAGATATACTGCTAAATTTGAAGCCTCAACTAAAATAGGTACAAAGTCAAAACTTCTAGTATATACCCAGAATCTTATTTCTGGGAATGTACTACAAGCTTCGACCATAGCCCTGGCATAGTCTTCGGAAAAGAAATCGCCGGCCCAATGAAGTCTATAATACCAATTCTCCTTCTTATTGTTATCTTTGAATGTTTGAAAAGTTCTAATAAGTAACTCTGTCATTTCTGGTTGGGTTTTTCCCACCAATAATTCAGAATTACTTGTTAAAACTTTTCCCACATTCTTATAAATCTGCACAATCTTGGAAACATAACAAGTCTGGCGTTTAAGCCCATCTCTTATATCCAAACAACCGCCAGGACCACAAGTTGCACCAATACATGTCCCACCATTCTTAGGTGAACCGTGTGTCAATCCAAACGTATTATTATGATTCGGAATAAATCTAACTTTGCTATTATTAGATGGTTTTAAAGTACTTAACATAATTAAAGAAAGCTCCTTAATTTCAGTAATTGAATACTTACTATTAAGGAGCTGCTAAATTAAATCTTCACCTTAGTTGAATTAAGCTTATAAACACCACGTTTAACATTCTCAAGTGCTTTAACTGTTTTACCAGTTTGACTAAGCCAGCTAGTAATCTCTTTAGCTTCTAGTTTAGCTCCAGTAGCAATCTCTTCACTAGTTACTTCCTTATCATGATTATTGGCTAGAAACTCAATCACAGCCTTGGTCTTGGTAGTTAATCTTTGAAATTGCTCAAGCAGCTTCTCCTTCAACTTATCTACATCTACTACTGGAATAGATACTGCCTCCTTCTCTTCCTTCCATTCAGACATAGGCATTGAAGTAACTCTAGCCGGTTCATCTTCAAACCCTTTAGAAAGTTCAGTAATAGGTTGATTAGGATTATCTACCGCAGACTTACCACTAGCTACTTTCTTATTAATGGTTTGGAGTTCTGCTAGTTTGGGGTCAACTATAGTATGAGTACAAGCTTTAAGGTCTTTGAGGTCTTCAGAGACTGTAGTATGTACAATCATGATATTAGGATCAATTTTAATAGCTTCAGCAAATCTTAGGACTTGGGAAGCTAGCTCTTTATAAGCAGCTCTTACTACTTTGGAGTCACTCGATTCTAAAGGAACTGTAAATAGGAGGCTGATTTTATTAGTTGGGACAGGCATAGTTTAAGTTAATTGATTAGGGTTAAATTTGTATATTCCTCTAGAAGTATTTTCTATTGCAGGAATCTTTTTAGCTGTTTGAGATAACCAGGAAGTCAGTTCTTGTTTAGTTATTGAAGCTCCTTGGGCTATCTGGTCTACGGTAAGGTCAATACCAGAATTTTGAACCATATATTTGATTATTGCTTCACTTTTATGGGTTTTCTTTAGATCTTTGAAAATTTGATCTATTAAAGTTTGTTCACCATTAATCTGTGTATTATTTGTTTCTTGAGGTGGGGGCCAGCCAGCACTGGGCGATACAATTATTGGAGCTGATAAATTAATCTGAAGAATAGGTAAATCTTGTCTAATATAATGATAGATGGTTTCAGGATCAGCCTTAATTTTGTCTGCTACATTAAGAAGTTGATTACGTAAATTCTCAACCACTATACCTAAACCTTTGTCATTACTACTAGATACAGTATCTTTAAATGTTATGTATAAAATTGGGTCATCCATAAGAAAAAGCCCCAACAACTAGATGTTATTGGGGCTGAGGTTATTTACTTAACTTTTATAGGCTGGCAAGACTTGAGCAAGATCCATAAATTCGTCAGAAGCAAGCACCAGTCTTACAATCTGATCGAATTCTTCACTAACACTATATTTGGTTGAAGAACCATCACCCTCTACATAAAGAATTTTAAACTTCGAATTCAACCTTATAATAGTATCTTGGCTAGTCCGGATATTACTTTTAATAGTATCAACTCCGTTACTAGAGCTAAATGGATTCTGTATTCCATAATACCCCCACAAAGCCAATGCTACTTTAACATTTTGAGGTGTAAGAATGGTATTCTCAGAAATGAAATTACCTCTATCAAGATAGGTAGCTCTTACTTCACTTACAAAGTCTTCATTACTTAAAAGATCGTCAATTACTGTCAACAAGTCACGTGTATAAGGAGCAGGTACTACATTCTTCTTAGCCTTAGCCTTAACCTTATTCCTGAGCAAAGTACGGTTAGGCTTTGAGTTTGTAGTCTTAACCTTAACTGCAGGCTCAAATGCATTGTTGGTAATATTATCAATTACCTCACTCAGCTTCTCAAAGTTCTCAGTGAAATTTGAATCAGCTGAAGCATAAGTACTTTCTGGCACTGTCCTACTAACCCTATTAGTATTTACCGGAATCTCATTAGTTGAAATCTTGGCTGTACCAGACGCTGACAATACATGCTTTTGCAGGCTAGTAATCAGTTCTTGTGATGCACCAGTCAAGATTACAATGTCGGGGTCAATGGTGCTTTGATTGACACGTTTAGTATTTAGATTAATTATTAACATATAGTTGTTGTTATTATTGTTTGTTGTTTGCTATAGAATCAGACTTATTTCCAATTCCAGCATTTATTATTGAAGTCCCAGACCGTCTCCCCATGAAAAGCCTCCTCCTTACATTTCCATCTATCTCCTACTGACATTTCCATTCCTAAAGTATCACCAGTAGCTATTTTACATTCTTTAGTAAAGTAGTTCTTACAAACTTCAGGAAACCAATTATCTTTCATAACATCTTTATGTACAAGATAATATGCAGCATCATGAACACTATTTACTGGTTTAATCCACTTCATCCAGACCCCTTCTTTAACTAGATAACGTTTCATAGTTACACATATATCCCACATAAACAATGCTAATTCACTAGCAGGTGGAAAAGCCAAACTTTCATTCTTCCAACCAGCCAATATTCTAAAGTCATCACTATCTTCGAAATGGTATTTTAAACCTCTAGCATTCTCTATATACTTATATTCTTCTACTTGCTGCATACATTGCTTCCTAAACTCCATATATTGTGTATATTGCTCCCATGTCTTCAAAGCATATTCGATACGTTGAATAGGTAGATAAATGCCACTTTCTGCATAAATCTCTGCTTGAATAGGCATTGAGGCAGCTAATAGTTCTGAAGTGTATGATACTCTAAATGTAATAGACTTTGCTGACACATATTTAGAATAATCGTTTTTAGTTACATTTGGGTCTTGGAAATACTCTCTAGCTTTGGTTAAATGAAATCCACCACTAAGAATGTCATTTATATATTTAGGGTCTTTACTTAGGAATGCTAATATTCCGAGGTCGGCACTGGCTATGTCGATCTCAGCCCAATACCAATCAGGGTCCCCGGAATAGAATATATGTCTAAGATTACTTGGTATTAGATGATAATTCTTCTTTTGGTCATCTTTACTCATTAAACTATAACCAGGCACAAATATATTAGGGATATTACTTAACACTTTGGAAGCTGGATTCTGTACATTAGGCTTGCTACTACTTCTAAAGTTATCCAAGCATTCATAAAAACTTGGGTGAATCTTGCCATCTTTACAAATAGCCGCCCAATATGAACTCTTTTTGGCATCCTCGTCAGCATCACCTTCCAGATCTGCTTCATCTATTTCTTCAAACTCAGTACCAGTTTTACACAAGAACTTAGTAGCAAATACTCCTACTCTAGTTAAATCTAATAGATTCTTAACTATAATATATTTATCCTGTATTAAGTTATCTGGTTGTGGTTTTTCCAATTCCTTCTCTAGATCGAAACATATAGTACTTAATGATTTACTATTAGTACTAGGAGAATAATGCTTCTTTGTACCTGCTTTTTGTTGATCGTACCAAGCTCTGGGTTTAATCTTTCCTTTTTTAGTATAAAAGGCTGGGGCTAAACCGAGTACTTGATATAATAACTTCTTCTTTTGAGGTGCACTAGCTGGATTAAAATCTGGGAAGATACCAGTTAATCTAGTTTTTAATATATCTTTAAGTTCTTCATATTTAGATACATATTGATTAGTCATTTCTTCCATTTTCACCAAATCTATAGGTATCCCAGCTAACTCCAAATCCATGAAATAATGAGTTAAAGGTAGATATGTATTATAAAAGTAAGTTCTTACTTTCTCTGGTAACTTATCCATACTTTCCTTCATAGCTAAACAAGCAGTCCTATGAGCTACTGCATCACCACCACAATACTCATAAAAGAAATCAGGCTCTAATAACTTTAATTGGGCTAACTCTTCCCACTTCAACCCATGCTTTTTGAGGAGATCTGGCATCTCTTTATAATAAGGTTTATAGTTAGTGAAGTACTTAATACCAGTTTCTAGACCTTTAGGATACCTACTATCTAAGAATCCACAAGCTTTCATACCATCAAAGAATAGAGTGTCATCAGATAAATTAAACCCTCTCAATTTAAGCCTTTCATCATCAACTCTAATATTCCAACCCATTCTTTGTACTTGTGGATGTTCTAATAATGGCTTTACTGTATCAAGTAATTCTTTATTCTCAGTTACACCATCTTTTGAAATATCCAATACAATAGCTACATTAGGTTCACAAGAATACTGAAAAGTATACATGACCTCATCATCAGTCATCTTCTTCCCCTTCCATTCTCCATCATAACCTACTAGGAATGCCTTCTTATCTATATATTCTTGTATAATAACTTTACTTAATTCAGGGTCATCTACTACTAGTTTATCATATCTAGTATAATCCAGCTTATCTTCTATAAATCTTTTAGCTAGAGTAAACACCTCTCTAAATGCAGACCTTAGTGTAGGGTCCTGGCCAACTATCATTCCAGGAGAATAGTTAGGTAACAGCTTGCAGTCATAAGGACAATCTATAATATTGCCTAAATAACTAGTAACCTTGCTTTTCTCTTTCTTAATCCTTTTAAACGGCTCAGCTCCTAAAGTAAGGATCAATCTAGGTTTAACTGTTTTAATCTCAAAATCCAGTACACCGCTACATTGTTCAATCATCTGTTTAGTAGGCTTTCCGGCTGAACCTACATCAAATTTAACCATAGCAGTTAAATAATAATCAGATTCTTGAAAGCCGGCCAAATCCAGGGCTGCTTTAAGTTCATCACCATTATCCCCAGCTAATAAGTTACCAGTTTGTAGAGCATCATAACTAGGATAACTAAGAACTAACATCAACTTGGCTTCGTGATCTCCTGAAGGTTGTATAAATGAAGCTCCAGCTACTCTATATGTATTATATTCTGTTAAAAATTCATCAATTGTCATCATAATTTTATCTGTATCCATTCTCCTTCTACATTAGCATATAAATGTTTGCCTAATTTATAATCTAGAAGTGATTCAATACCTTTAGTAAAGTAAGCTGGATAATTAATAGTGTCAGGTTCATTATCTTTATAAACCTCTCCTTCTTCCGGCTCTAATTCTAATTCATGGTCATCACTATAATACTTCTCAATGCCTTCTTTATCAAATTCGATGAGGAAAAGGGGCTGGTCTATATAATTAATGAAAGTATGTTGTTCAAATTCACTCTGTATATAAATATGTCCCTCTTCCTCACCCAACTTCCTAAAAGCTTCAATTAGTATCTTATTCAACCAGCCTAAATATAACGTATAGTACCTATCCTTAAATGGGCATAAGAAATAGTATAAGGTATCTTCATTAAGTGTTTCTCCCATAAAATTTAATAAGTGACTGGTCTAATACCAGTACGATCTACTTCTGTCATGGTAGAATTTTGATATGGTAAGTCATTAGTAACTAACGTGGATGTTACTGTCATATATTCAAATTCAGTCTTAAGAGTTATTTTAAAGTCAGCTGAATGTCTTATTTTTAAAGGAAACAAGTTTATCTCATCACTTTTATCACCAGCTCTGCCTACACCTAAAACCAAGTCTGGCTTATTTACTATTGCTTTATAACCTTGAATTTCATCTATAGTAAAATATGCCCTAGTCTTGCCTTTAGCTTGATGCTGTACCCACAATACAAATCCTTTACCACCTATTTGTTTATGTGATAATTGGTCTAACTCAGCTGCAGTCATACCTTCAATCTCATAAGTCTGCATATTCTTTCTTATAGGTGCATCTGGAGTTATGAATTGTAATTGATCTAGCATTACTAGTTCTGGTATAAAACCAGTTTCTTCATAGTTTTGTTTTAACAATTCATATAGCAGATTAGGAGTTATAGCACCATCAATCCCCTTTAAACCCATTAAACAGAGATTATCTTTTAAAAATTTTATTTTCTCAGTAGTTAATTCTTCATTAAACTTTGATTCCAATTCTATATTAGCACTACCTTGTCTTAATTGTCTATATGGTATTCTAAATACTCTGGAATAGAATCTTTGGCTTAAATCATCTTCATGCTCTTCACAAGATATATAAACCGCCTTTCTACCCATTTCCGCAGATATACCCACCATATTAGTACCTACAGCTGTATTATGTGTTACTGTAAAATCCCCCAAAAGATAAAGATGATTACCTGATAATTCAAAACCATAATAATCTCTATCGTTTATAGGCTCAACAGTAAAACCAACATGTAATACATCTTTAATCTGCTGTCTTATCCCAGCCCGCTTTCTAATAACTTTACATGGAATTTTATTTACGTGTCCACTTATATTAACTCTATATACTTTACATCTGTATATTGATCCATCCTCTCTTTTCATAGTAGCTATTTTAGGATAACTATATGCTGCGAACCCTAAACTTCTAGCTAAATAAAGAATATCTTGACTCAAACCTTCATACTTAGTTACAACTTCATAAAAGTTATGATGTAGATATCCATCAGTATCTATAATACCAGCTAATAACTGCAACCTATTACTTTCAGAGTTAATCAAATAATCACTAGGAATTCTCTTTTGATTATTACCATTAGCTCTTTTTATTTCATTACGAAATATATTTATTTCAGGTTTTCTACTAAAACAATAAGTAATATCATACTGTCTGACCTTATATTTATTGATTTTAGCCCATTCCATCATTACACTAATAATTTCTGGATCAGTATTTGTAATCTTCGGTGCTGCTCGTGTTCCATCTCCTATCCAACAACCGAAGATATACGGGTCCATATTCAAAGGTTTAACAGGATAATCAACACCAATTCGATATAATTTAAGACAATCTTTCTTAGTTCTTATTAGAGCACAATAATCCTTAACTGTCATATTAACTATATTTCCCTTACCATATTGATAACCAAAACCACATTGAGTATTACATACTAAACTAAGGATATGAGATTCATTACAAGTCCAAGGTTCCCCCTTAACAGGAATTACCTTATACATTTGCTCACTACCCCTAGCCAAACTAAGTACTTCTCTAGATGTTGAATCATTACCCATTAGTAATTCACCCACTTTAATATCTTCAACATTCTTTATTGAACCGTCATACATTAATATTTTAGTACCTTTTCCATGACATTTACCCCCACCTGAAAATCCTAGCAACATAGCATATTCACTAGATAATAGTCCACCATCCAACTTCTCATCCAGCTTACTTAAACCTGTACCTATCATACTACTCTTAGTCTTGAATATGATACTACTAAAAGGATTCATCACCCTAGGCCTGCTCATAGGAGAATCGCCAGCCAAATCTAAATTGAGTTTATTTAATTCACTGGTTAAGGTATGAACATCATCCCTATACTTATTAATAAGCTTCTGTGCCCTCCTATTCTTTAGGAAAGGTAACAATCTACTATCAAAGAACTCAGGACTCTCCAACAACCTATCTGCATTATAGAAGTACTCAAATAGTTCAAGTGTATTATCTTTTAAACTATCAATTAAAGTTCCATCCTCAAATTTATGTTTTAAGCCATCCAACAATGTATTAGCTGGCACTGGTCTAACATCTATACTATTAATGATATTTACCAGCTCTTTATATACTTGATTACCATAAGTATCATCCAATACTAAATCATCTCCTACAATATTCAATTGTTTAGCTTTATTACTCACTTCCGGAGATAATAGCATATGCCTAATCAACAATTCCGAAAAATCAGCATCGGTTAAAGGCTCAGTAAAATTTGTATCATTCATAATCTAGGTAACCTTGAAAAATCCAATCCCTGACCACTATCTGATTTAATTGTCTTAAGATAGTTTAGCAGAGGTTTATCATTTCTTAACATATTAGTAGCTACATCACTATATACTCTAATAATTTCTTCATCTCTTTCCGTAGATATTAATACTCTAAACCAGGGTAAAAAGTCTAAAGTAGAATTTAATAAAGCTAATCTTTCTTTCCAGCCATTATCCAGGCATTCAGCCAATATTCTACATTGAGTCTCAAACTCTCTATCTATATGTCTGTCAAATTTAAGATATTCTTCAACATAAGTCTTGGAATCTCTAGTATACAGCTGATTTGGAGTCAGTTTAGTATAACCTTTTAATAAAGGAGAGAAATAGACATGAGCTGCTACATAGACTTTTGGCTCTACCTCTAACTCTCTACTAATAGCCAATGCTTTACTAACTGGATTATATAACTGGCTTTTTAAACTCTTAGTAAGCACATAATTACATTGTTTAGCAAATTCATAGCAAAATTCCTCTATTAAAGCAGTATTCGAATTTTCAATGTACATTTATCCTCCATTCATTATCAACTATTTCTTGCAAGATATCCTTAGGTAAGTCATCTGGTGAAGAAGCATCGTATTTTGCTAAATCTATATTTATGGCCTTGGAACTCCCACCTAAATTAATGTTATCAACAAACTTATTAGCCATCTTTTGCGTATTGTCATTATTCTTATCTGAATCTAATAACATAACTACTTCCGGCCAGGTTTGTATCAACTTTAATTGATTCTTGGATATACAACAACCCCAAGTAGCCACACTATTAGGGAATTTTAAAGCTTTCTTAACCCCTTCAACTACAATTACTTGCTTAAACTTTTTAGCATTGTCATAGTTATATAAGTAATCACCTTTATGAAATAGATGGTAGTACTTTACAACATTTTGCAAATCACCATATATAGTACCAGGAATACTTCTCATTTGCCAACCTACCAGACTATTATTAAAGTATACCGGGAATATAAGTCTCTCAGCACTAGTAATATATGTTCTACCATTATGAAAGTTCCTACCACCTTCAAACGGCACAAACACTATCTTGTATTCATTAGCATAAGTATCCAGGTCTCTCAATTCATCTTTATACAAGAATTGAATTGCTGGATGATCTTCTGCTAATTGATTGACTGGAATAGCATGATTATATGGAAGAACCAGAGATAGTTGGTTTATTTCTCTTACTTCTTCCTTTTCTTCAATTACTAGATTAGAAGGTATATAGTAACCATCTACCAGAGTTGCTACATCCTGTTTAATTCCGCAAATGAAACAACCACTATTATATCCATTTGCTGGCACATATCTTTTCATTTTATTCTTATTATGAGGTGCACAGGTAGGACAAGGGATATAAAACCAATCTCCACTAACTTTAACCTTATTATATTTAAGCTTAAGTTGTTGTTCCAATATTGTGTTCATTTATCATAATTCTTTTAATTCTTCTTTATTCCAACTCCAATCTATTTCTTTAGGAGTATTTACTATCTTAACTTTCCAACCTTGTTTTTCATAGATAGCCATTCTTTTCATGGCCATATTTTCAAGCGTTTCATTGTGGTTATCTAGAAAGTCTATTAAGAAAAAACCTTCTTTATCTGGAGCTGTTCTTGCCCCTCTATAAGCTTCCTGTAATATTTCTACTTCACTAGTTCCACCACTAGCTTGAATTACTACTCTAATTTCAGGCAAATCACAACCAGCTTTCAAAGCATCTGTCGCAATTAGGTGTTGATATTTTCCTTCTCTAAAGTCATTCAAATTTTTATCTTGAGTCTTTACATTTAAAGAAAAGGCTCCAAATTCCTTACCCTGACCCCTATGTACATAATTAGTACCAGAAGGCATGAAATTGTATAATGGAATTAGATGGTCAGCAATATGATCTACAAACGTCAAACTCTGCCAATTGTTAGGAATGGAACTACAAATTTCACCTATCAACTTATTCCTAACCTCATTCTTTTTTATACCTCTAATCAGCTTAGCATCCATACTATCTCCACTAAATCTAGCAGAATCTGGAACTCTAACCATATATACATTACAAGGAACTACAGCACCGGCAGCTTCAGCATCAGCGTAAGGGAAATATATTAATCTTTCACCAAATAAACCTTTTAACAGTTTATCAGCGCCATTAAACAAGTTTTTATCTGTAGCTGTAAACCCTAACATTCTGACTGGGGTAATACTACTTAATGTAGATACCGTTGTCTCACCAGTAGTACTCTGTATCTCATCCATTATCAATAACTTACACTTCTCTAATGAAGCATTTTTTAATGATTTATATGTAGTTATAGTAATATCATTTGAAATATCATTAAAACCACCACCTACTCTACCTATATGCTTGTTAGGAAATAGCTTAGTAAATTTAAGATAAGTTGTATCAAATATAGTTTTTAACGGCATAGCTATAATAGTTGGACCTATTTCTTGAAAAGCAGCATAAGTACAAGCCATTAATATAGTTTTACCAGCACCACCAGCTGCACAACAAATACCGTTACCTGCCCAAGCTTTATACAAAAACTCAACTAACAAAGGAATCTGATAGTCTCTTAAGCCAGTACTGTCTATACCATCCCAGTTAATATCTCTTACTGCTGCTAAGTTGGGTTCTTTAACAAATGTTCTACAATCATCTACTACCAGAGTATCATTCTCTGATTCAATTAACTTAGAAACTTTGTCAAAAAACCCAGCAAAGGAGATAATACCACTTTCAGGAGCTGCGGTGTACAATTCTTTCTTTTCGAATTTGTTAACTCTCTTATAGCCTTGTAAACCAAAGCTCCTGTGTGAATATTGTAGATAAGATGTTATATAACTAGGTGCTGGGTCTATTAAAATAGCTCCATCAACTCTAGTTATATTAATGTTCATCTTTATCTTTATTATGTTTAAACAGATTGACTAACGTTTTTCTCTTATCAGAATACCATAGAATATGTCTAACCAGGAATCCTACAATTATTCCAGATAAAAACATATAATCAAACTTCTTCCCAAACCATCCGCATAAGCTTGGTTTTCTTATGTAGATTTCTAGCTGAGGCTTTATTATAAGCTATTCTATGCTTTCTAGGTGAGGCTGTTTCTTCAAGCCCACTACTAGAAGCAATTTCCCTGTCATTTACTAGTTCTTCGTAAACCGGGTTCTTAGACCATTTACCATTGTTTCCTTTAAAGAAAACGCCATATATATTAGTTGTTATTTTCATAATTAATTTACCATTCAGTTTTGAATTCACATTGTTTGTTTTTCCCTTCCCCGAATTCGTTGAGGATATACCCAATTATCTTCTCTCGCCAGCCTCTAAACTCTTTAGGCAAGTCTTTGTCTTCATGATTAAACTTACATATATCCAAACTATCTTTATCAAAATAAATAGTACCTCCATTAGAAGGATTTTGAGAATCACATATATAATGCCAGAAATCTAGATAAGGTTTTGTATTGAACGTACTATAACTAGACTTGGCATAATTACGGGATTCAAAATCATACTTCTTCTCCAAATATTCTATACACTCACTCCAATCTAACTGACTTACAGTTATTGGTTTTGGTTTCTTCATAATTCTTTCACTTTATTCATAATTCCATTAATTGGTCAACTACTGTGCTCAAACCAACATCATGATCTATTACTATAATTTGATTGATAACCTTTTGTTTTCTAAGTTCATTAATCAAATTAAAATAATTTTGCCTATTCACTTCACTCAAATGATTTGTTCCTTCATCTATTATTAGAATAGGGAACGCTTTGGCAAACATTCGATGCAAAGCCAGTCTCAAACTTAACCCAATCATTACCTCTTGTCCACCTGAAACAGTGGGTAGTACTCTCTTAGCACTATCACATAGCCTAATCCTAAACCCGTCTTTTACTACTATAGTATAAGGTAGATCAAAGTAATCCAGATAGTTAGAGATATAGCTTTGTACATTATCCATATAAGTTTCAATCAGTTTTCTTGGAAACTTATGAACTGCAAACATATCATAAACAGCATTCAACTTATCTAAGTAGGTTTTCCTCCTAATATTATAAGTATGATTATTCTGGCTAAGAACTATTCTAGATTCTAACAAAGTCAGCTCATGTTCTAATTTACCACTAATTAACTGTAGATTAGCTATATTATCTTTAGTAGTATTATTATTCTCTATAACTTGTTGTAATATAGCTAATTCCTCTTCTATTGATTTCTCTCCATCATAAATAGCCAGATTGTTTAACTTTTCATTAATTACTCTTATTTCAGCATCAAGTTCGATTAACCTATTATTAGCTTTGGTCAATTCACCTTCTATATCATGCCTACCATCTAATAAAGTTTGAGTATTAGTATGTTCTTGTACAGAATAAGTAACTTTTTTAGTCCTGGCCAGCTCTTGTTCTAGATAACCTTTTCTAGATAACAAAGAATCATATTTAGACAATTCAATATTCAATCTTTGAACATCTTTTAAATCTACTTGATAACTTGTATTAGCTTTATTAATTTTTCTAGTCAATTCATCTTCAGTAACTTGTAGATTAATTAACAAAGGTTGAACATCCGATAATGCTTGATAACAAGTAGGACAATTAGCATGACCCTTTAATTGTAATAAACTGTTTTTCTGTTTCAAAACTTCTTTTAAATCAGCATTACATTCGAGTAGATAATCATAATTACTAGTTTTCCTATCTTCAGCAACTATAAGCTCACTCCTTTTCTCTGCCAACAAATTTAAATCTATATTTTTAGTTATAGCATCCAGTTCAGATATTATAGATTGACTCCTGTTAAATACTGATCTAGTTTCAACAAATTCATTAAGTTTATTGAGTAATTCCAGGCTAGACTGGTAATTTTCTAAACTACCTTGAAGATCGATAATAATTTGATGTAATTGACTTACTTCTACTTCATATAAGTTTTTCTGATTTTCTAATTCCGGCCTTTTATCCAGGTCTGTAATACACTTTTCAAGAAAATTAATCCTATCCTGGAAACACTTTAAAGTATGTTCATCTACTAATTCAATAGTATATTCTTCTATTTTGGCCAATGCTTTATTACGTTCGATAGCTACGTTAGTCTGATCTACAATAAGTAACTGAACGTCTTCCTCTAATTTCTCTGGTGGGCATACTTTTATATAGTTATCCCAAACTGTGTTTCTTATTTTATCAGTATTAGGAACCATGAATATTTTTTGAAATATTTTTTCTCTGACCACGGTTTCATCACTGAATAAACTTTGAATTTCACCTTGTTTAGCTACTATAACATTATTAAAGATAGTGCTGTCTATTTGTAACAAGTCATTCCAAAGCTGATTAACTTCAGTAGTCTTATTATAAACAACATCATCATAAGTTAATATAACTTTAGAGCCGGTTAAATGTCTTTCTAGTGTACCTTCCTTTCCATTTAATAAGAACTTACCCTTAACCCAACCTTCAGTTTCTCCTAATGTAATACAATCTGATTTCTTTGGTGTATCAATTTCCCCAGTAAATAAGAAACAAATGGCACTTATAATACTAGATTTACCACTAGCATTACCTCCCACTATTCCTACTACACCAGATTCAAAAGCTAAAGTTTTGTTTCTATGCAGCTTATAATTATGTAATGTTAATTCTAATAATTGCATTATTGTATATTCATAAATAAGGGTCTAATAGTCTATCTCTACAATCTATAAACGGTCTAACTTCTGGTATATATTTCTTATCATCAATCCAATCACCATGATAACTACAACTACTACAACTACTACAATCAATACAACTTCTACAATTACTACAATCTCTACAACTACTACAATTAATACAACTACTACAATAAATACAATCTCTACAACTACTACAATCACTACAATTATTACAATAGCTACAATCTCTACAATAACTACAATCAGTACAATCACTACAACCTATACAATCACTACAATTACTACAATTAGTTAGAGTAGGTGAATAGATAGTAGCTGCTTCTTCAGTATTCCAACTATTATTGTTTTCATCATACCATCTATTATCTCTTTTTGTTATTGTCATAGATTTCTTTTATTTTCTTCTATAATTGATCTAAATATTCTAGTAGCTTCTTTCCAATCTTCCAATGCTTTAGCTTCATATTTATCTGGAGGATAATCAATATAATTAACTAGTCGATCACCTACTACAATAATCCGTTCTATTAAATCATAATCATCTGTGTTCATAGTTCCATATCCAATCTCCTATTAATGAACATTCCCTCATCATATTCTTTATTAGGGTTGTATATTCTTAAACCAGTCACTCTACTTAACTCTTTATCCACATCTATAATAACTGAAATGCGTGGTTTATATATACTAATAGGAGTTGGTATTGTATTAAATATATTACTTAAATCAATATTAGATGGAGTATGAATTGAACTTTGTATAACTGGCATCACAGTTCGTCTACTATCCCATTCAGTTTGCCACACCTCTATCTGAGCCATTAATGCATCAGTAGTTATATCTTCTGAAGTAATTATACCTCTTCTTTGTGCTTCTTCTCCTAACTCTATTAACTTACCTTCACAATATACTCTATAATTCGGCTTAGTATCTGTAGCTAATATAGTCTTGCGTAAGTACCGTAATGCATGTTTAACGTGGCTATTTTCCATTATACTATAAGGTATTTCACCAGCATCTTTTGTTTTCCAATAACCCGGCCTGCTCATAATTCATATTTGGCTTTAAATTGGTCTAATGTGTCTTTGACATCATTATTTAACAAAGATAAAGATAAGGTATATAAATCCTCATCCCCATCACAGCAAGAATGTAGAGCTTTTTCAATTTTAACGTCAGTAGTAATATCTGATCGACTAGTCAGTACTTCTTCACATTCATCATTTGTTAACGAACCAATTGGATGTTGTTGTAATTTAACCAATGCCGCTTCATATAAGGCTGTTAATTTATTTATATAAGGGTCACTATTATTGTCCCAGTTTATTTTCAAAACTGGTTTAAATTTTTCTTTATTTATCCATTCTAACTCAGCTGAAACATCAAAATTTACAGCTGCCTCTCCTTGAAAATTAATTTCTTTCCAGGCTCTTCTTTGCTGGAATGGAAGTCTAATTAGATTCTTTCCATCACAATATAACACTGACTTTACAGTTCTAGACTCAGCTATATCCGTTATACCCAAACTACCAGTATAACCTACATAAGCCTCTCTATTAACACCATAAGCCTTGGTTTCAGGACCGGAATGAATGTCTCCAGCTATTATACCTTGTAAATTAGGGAAATTCTTAAATAACTCAAGTTTATTGAAATCTATTAGTTTCTTGGGTTCTGCCATCTTGAATAACTGTGGAAATTGACAATGTAGGAAAATCCACTTAATATTTTCAGGATTTTTATCTCCTGTAAGAGCTGTAACTAATTCATCGACAGTTACATAAGAGTAATCAAAATAGTCCAATCCAGTAAAAGATGGTTCTATAGTAACTGGTAGAATATCACTAATTCTTATCCAGGCTTCACCTTTTAAGGGCTTATCATGATCTCCTGCAATTCCTATCAGTTTAATGTCATGTAAGGCTAATTTTGCCACTAATTTAGCTATGAAGGCTATAGTATGTGGTTTGGTATAATTATTATCCTCAAATAGATCACCAGCAATAATTAAATACCGTACATCTTTTTCAATAGCTAATTCTACTAGTCTCACAAAATTATCTCGTAAATCTTCTTCAAGTTCAGGGAAATTATACAATTTCTTACCTAAATGAATATCTGCACTAGCTATAAAAGTTGGGCTGGGTTTGTTTAAATTAAATACTATTTTTTCACTCATAAATAAAGAACTATACTACAAATCTGGTTCCAGTTTTCTATCATTAATATCTATTTCCACCCTAATAGTTGGTTCTTGTCTATCCTTAAATTGGGCTGCAAAACTTATCTTATTACTCAGATCATAAATTGATTCACAGTAACTACAATCTCTACAATACCTACAACTAATACAATCTCTACAATCATTACAATCAACACAATAACTACAACTACTACAATTAATACAGCGACTACAATTATTACAACTACTACAATTACTACAACCACTACAATAACTACAATCACTACAACTAATACAACTAATACAATGACTACAATAACTACAATTAATACAATCACTACAATCTCTACACCATATACAATTAGTTAGGGTAGGTGAGTATAGAGTAGCTGATTCTTCAGTTATCCAACTATTATTATTTTCGTCATACCATCTATTACCTCTTTTAGTTATTTTCATAAGAATATAAATTGAGGGAGGTAGACAAAATAAATGCCTACCTCCCTCTACTACTTACAACCTAGATTCAATGACTCTAACTTCTTCTTTAATCACTGCATCCCGGTTAGGTCCATGAGCAATCAACTCATTTTCAGGTGTTCTAGCTTCCCATTCCTGACTAGTTTCATTAAACTCAACATTACTAGCTCTGGTAACTTTCAATTTACCCAGATTCATGTTCATTAACTTATCAGAATAGACAGCAGAAATAACACCGTCAGTACCTACACGAATTTTCATTCAGTGATGGTATTTTCGAGTTTAATCTGTTCAGGGTCTTCATAAGCACTGGCATTAGTAGCCCGAGACTTCTCGTCTACAATACCCAACGCCTTTTCGATACCTGAAGTAGTTTCCAGACAACTAGTGCCTGCTCCCTTAACGTCCATGACAGTAACGTTACCGTCTTTGGCAATTTGGAAGTGAATTTTTGGTTTGTTCATATAAATATTACTTGGTTTTTGTGGATGTTAATTTTTGATGTTTCGATGTTAGTGATATCTTTTTCACACAGGATGCGGAATCTTACTCTAGAAGTATGTACTCTAGGAGCTATCTTCTTATAATATACTATTGTTTGTACACTAGCAGCCCAGACATTATTAACTTCATCTAATTGACGCAAAGAATTGTCAACCAGTTTAATACTTTGTGCTGGTGGCTGTTCAAACAAGAAGTAATTAAGAATTAAATTAGCAACCCTGCTCTTTAACTTATCAGACAGGCCAACTTCATATTTTTTGTGTAAAGGCTTGGAAGGAGCATGAGTATTACCCCATGCTCCTTGCTGCCCCTGCTTCTGTGTAGCAGTATTCACCATAGCTTATTCAGCGTAAATATCGACAATGCCATTTTCCTGGACATGCCGGGTCGCAACATAGCCTTCATAAGCTAGTTTGTCTTCAATGACACAGCAACCATACTCCTGCTTCAATGCTTCACAGTTACTACCCAAAGTCTTGGAGATGCTACCATCATAGAAATCACCGTACAGTTCGATTTCTCCGGTAGTCTCGTTCAACTTCATTCCGATATCATATCCATTATTGGGGTTTTTGGCCACCATTGGATAAACCTCATTTCTAGCCGGGTCACTAGGATAAGTGTTGATTTTGCTGTCGTTTTCAATCTTCCAACCGAAATGTGTAAGCGCTCTTTGAAAAGAGGTCATGAATTCGGTTTTGAATTGAGTGTTGATTTTTACAGTGTGTGACATATGTTATTTATGTGTTGTTTATTGTTGAATTTCAATTAATTTTTTTACTTCATTAACCAACAACTCATCCATTGGTTGTATAGCTAAATCTGTTATTCTATCTGCTTTGTTGTTATCGTAAATATCTGCTTCTAACGTTATTCTAAGCTTTTCTTTAGGCACTACGAATACCTTGTTCTTTTCCTTACTAGTATCACCTTTAAAGACATAAGTTTCAACTCCTTTTTCTATTGATTTTGCCTTACTACCGTTATAATCAAAAGAAGCATTATTTAGAATTGCCACTGCTTCAAAAAGTGGAATACTGACAATTTCTGTCTTACCTGCCAACTTAATATATACCATATCTAACGGGTATGGCATTCCTTCAAATATTACCATAATTCATAGTTCATCAAAATCCAATCTTCTAGTATACTCACCGGTCAAGGTGTCAATATCACTAATGGATTTTGCAGTTTCAAGGGTAGTATTAATGGCTGTATTAAGCCTTTGCACAATCTCAGCGTCTGATTTAAAATCAGCTCCAGAACTAATCAACTTCTTTACAATAGCCAGATTTTGTTTAACTTTCTGGTCATCAAGAAAATCCAAGGCATCAAAACTATCAATAGCTGCCTTCATTGTCTTTAAATTTGCACCAGAAATAACTTCTCTATTTTGTATCTTTTGCGCCATCACTTCGAAAGTCTTTACTATCTCACCACGCAACGCCAAAGTACTCTCTTTAAGAAAGGATTCCATTTGCGTTAAATGATGCTGATATTGTTCTTTCATTAGTGCCTCATATTTAGCTGAGGCCTTTTCAGCTGCTAAATTTTGAGCAATAATTTCCGTCCTTGTCACCTTATCCATCTTCTTCGGAAATGCTACTTCATACAAACTTATGCTAAAATTATACCTGCTTCTAACTTCACTTATAGGTAGATAACAAGGTAACAGATTATCTTCATAATCCGGGTACTTGTCCAGCATTTGTTGTTTGTATACTTCGTAATTAGTAATAAGATTATCAACTTGCTTGAAAAACTCGGCTCGGTACTTATCCAATTCTATACTAACCTTCTCTAACAGCTTGGTGGGGACAAAATGAGCATCAGCTATTGGATATTGATGTGAATTGTGGATCAAGTATGCCCTGGCTGCCGATTCTATTCTTGAAAAAACCAACCTAACTTCATCAGTAAAAAGTGCTTTCTTTCCAATAGTCACAAATGCCGGGATTTTACTATCTTTTTCCTCGATTCCTAAATCCTTGGTATCTGCTCCTACCATCATACTCCATTTACTGACATGTACTTGTACTAATTTTCCTGATTGAAATAAGTTTCTAGTCCGTTTCTCCAAATCAGGCAATGCTACATTCTTCATAATTAATCAGGTTTTTTATGTGCTATAAGATTAAGTCTTACCACTTTTCCGTTTTCGAAGTAGGCGGAAAACTCTATCCAACCAGTATAATCTTTTCCAAGAGCTTCATAAAAACAAATCTCTCCGGTAAAAATAACTTGTTCCCACCGTCTATTAACCTTGGCACCACAACCTATGAATCCTCGCAACCCCTTTAATTCTTCTGGAGGTTCTTGGTCAGGATGATTTTTAATCCATATACCTCGTTCACTCTGATCTTCTTGATCATAATTCTCATACCAAAGTGTGCCGTCCTCCCTAATCTCGTATAAATCACAAGCTTGGGCAGGAGTATCTTTGGTTTGAAATGTAGTATTTTGAAACTCAGTGACTGGTAATGGATATTTGCATTTTATTTGATCGAACATTCCCATAAATAGATAGGGGAAGCTAGTTTAATGCTAGCTTCCCCATATTTTTAGTTAAACGGATCTAACGCTCTGTCTTCACCGTTACCTTCAGTTCTTCGCTTAGTTTCATCCATGGTAAACATTTTCACTGAACCACTAACGCTAGCAACTCTGAGCTTGCCCACCGCCTTCTCCCGCATAGCATCAATATCAACTTTGGACGTAACGCTGATTGGTTGAGTACTGTTAATCTCATCCAGCAAGTCAGTGTTAGTGAATTCCTTACCATCTTTATCAAACCGGTTAAACATGGCACCTTTGATAACTTCTTCAATTTCAGCACCAGTAAAACCTTCAGTCTTCTCAGCAAGTTTAGCCAGGTTATACTTGGCTGGCTCTCGAAAATACCGCTTAATTAACACATCAAAGATCGATATTCTCTCAGCTAGTGTAGGCAAGTCGACCCAGAATACATCATCAAACCTGCCTTTACGAATAAACTCGGGTGGGAGTTTAGTATGATCATTAGTGGTGGCTATAACAAATACGGGAGATTTGTGATCACTCAACCAACTTAATAGTGTAGCAAACGTACGAGAAGATGTACCTGAGTCACCAGCACCAGATACTGCATTACGATTCAGACCTTTTTCAATTTCGTCGATGAACAACACACACCGTCCAATACTATCAACTGTTTCAATTACTCTACGGAAGTTTTCCTCACTTTCACCCACATACTTACCAAATAAACTTCCTATATCTAACTGAAACAACGGAAAGCCAAACTGATTTGCAGTGGCTTTGGCAATTGCTGTTTTCCCTGTTCCTGGTATCAATTTTGTTATCGTAAAGGCTTTTTATCCTCTACTTCTATGGCTTAGTATCTTACGCACATAGTTCGGCATATATATTCAACCTATTTCTAGGTTGCAGCGGTCTCTTGGTGGCTTATTACATCCACTATGCTCTGCCCCTGGTTAAATAGAATAATCTATAGAACCTTCAGGTCGGATTCCCTCATTTTTAATAGGGTCCCCGATTTTTTCCGCTGTAAGCTTCGCTCCATTACTAGAGCGACCGGCATAAAAACTAACGAATATATTATTTACCATAACCAAAGGTATTCGTCAATTTAATTCACCAGCCAGTAGAACTCCCTTAGGGTACGGCAAATGATAATCTCTAGCTTTCTGACTATAAGCTTTAGATCTCACTTCTGTCCATTTCTTCAAGCCATCCAAACCACCAATATGCTCATAAGTAATATCAGATTGTTGATATTGTAACTGACCACCACGCTTGACTTGTTTAACCTTCTCGTTAAATACACTAAGGACGAAAGAAGCATTAAATTCATGATTCTCAATAATAGCCAAACTTACTGCATCATGAGCTTCACTAAATGTAAGTCCTTTCAGAGCTTCAATAGTAGCTTGCTTAATGTCAGGATCAATCTTCTTTTCCGGCTCACCCTTCTCCTCATTCTTTTTATTAAAGATGGCTACTACGGACATTAAAATACCCTCTAATTGCTTTTCATCAGGGAGGTGGAAATCCAGAATTTGAATCTCCTTCTCCAACTCTACAGGAATCTTAATGATAGGAGATATAAACACCAACATATTTCCCTTACACTTCAAATCATCAATGGCATTACGAATAGGCCGGACTTGCCCAGGAGCTTCAATATAAGGATGGAAATCCTTCATAATGATAATATTCCGTCCAGTTCCATTAGGCAACGCTTTAATGCTCTCAATTGCATTAGTCAGGCCATAATCCTTGGGTCCTGCATTAGGTCCTGTACTTGTGCCAACACCACCTTTAACGGATTCAAAGTTGTTAATAACAGACTTGTCAGCATTTTTAACATATTTCTCCAACAATCTCTTACAATCCCAACTATATATGGTTATTTGTTTAGCATCAGCAACCGCATTAATGATACTTCTGGTTACTCTGCTTTCTTCGTGAGTCCTGATCCAAAGGATGGGATAACTAGCACGAAGATAGTTCTTAAATTTATCTTCAAACGATATCTTTTGCATTTTACTGGTTTATGTTTAGTAGTTGTGTTATTTCGTTATTCAGTCCAGGATCGGTTTCCTGGGCCAAAAGTTTATGAGCTATTAATTGTGCTGGTTGTAATCCACTGCAATCATGGTTTTCTAACAAATCGACTCTATCTATTTCAATCTCCTCATTCTCCAATTCTGGGGTTGAGGAAGTATTAAGCTTTTCCAAATCTTCAAGATAAACTTCTACAGCAGCATCATTGAAGTTTATTACAGCATATTCTTCTTTTACAGATAAAACCTTGCCTTGTTTACCGTATAGAGTAGAGAATATATCATCAGCGAGATACCGTTGAGCAAAAACAACGGTATCTCCTTCATTTATCAGATTTTTTGACATTCGATTTAGCGGCAGAGTTTAGTATAGGTGCAGTATTAGTTTCGTACACTCCTTTAATTTTAGAATGTTTTTTGGGTTTGGATCGAGAATTGTATTTTTTAGCAGATCTTGACATAAGATGTAAAGCTAGTTAAGATTAGTTGTTATTTGAGTAAGATGTTTAAAAGTGACAGGATTTCAATTAAGCATAGTTTAAGAAAATGAAAACAAATAGAAAGACCTAGATCTAAACTATCTACTTCATTAACCTTATGCTTTCTATCCATAATATATATCAGCAAGCGGCAGCGTTGTTTAAACAGACGGATCAAAAGTCACGATTTCTAGCAAGACAGCTGCTATTCTTGAATAGTCCTCTATCCAAGCTCGTAGAACTTTATCTATATAACAACGAAGGACAGCCACAAAAGTTGGATAAATTCCCAATGATGCGGTCTATCTATGACGGACTACCAAGAAAGTTATTATTAAAGTGTTCAAGAAAGACGTTAAAATCAACGTTAGTCAGTAATATGATAGCTTTGAATTTAGTTCGATATAATTACTATCGAATGATGTATGTTGCACCTAACGAACAGGCTACAAAAAGATTTTCACATGATTATTTAACTGCCAGATTTGCCAGCCCACCACTACAAAAGATCATCAGCAAACTATCTAAAAATGATGTCTATGTTAAGGAAGTAGCTGATAGTAATAGTAATATCATACTAACTTATGCTAGTGAGGATGCATCACGTACTAGAGGTCCCGCTACGGATTCCAACATCTTCGACGAGTGCCAGGGGATGAATCTGGATATTATACCAGTTGTAAATGAAACCATGGCTATTAGTCCAATTAAACGAGAAACATATGCTGGTACTCCTCTTACTACAGATAATACTATTAATACTATCTGGAAGAAGGGGCATCAAATGGAATGGATGACTAAATGTGAAGGCTGCAATCACTGGAATTCACTTACAGAAGCTAATGAGCCTCTAAAAATGATTCTTAAACAAGGGTTGAGTTGCAGTAAGTGCAGCAAGCTTCTAAATACTAATATAGGTCAGTGGATTGACTTTAACCCAGGGGAACATGAATTATATGGATTTCATCTAGCTCAACCTATCCTACCATATTACAATCAAAGAGAAAAGGATTGGAAGGAAATATATAATAAGGTTCATAATATAGATAGTAACTATAGTGTTCTACAAGTTTACAACGAAGTATTTGGTCTGGCTTATGATATTGGTAGTAAACCTATTACTGAGGAACACTTAAAATCATTATGTGTGCTAGGTCCAATGAATACCATCTATCAGCGTAATGCAACTAGATACCAGTATATAGTTGGTGGTGTTGATTGGGGAGTGAATCCTGAAAGCTCCAGAACTGTGTTTACATTAATGGGTTTAAGACATGATGGTTATCTAGAAGTGTTCTATATCAGGATTTTTAAGAATACCGACTATGAACTCCAGATAAGAGAGATTGCTGACATTTGTAGGGTATATCAGCCAACTCTCTTCACTGATTCCGGACCTGACCCGATTAGAGGAAAAATGCTGGGTAACTTATATAATAGCTCAATGACACAATTAGTAAGTTACCGTGAAATGAATTTAACTCAATATACAGACTTTCCACCTGATGCTTTGGATTGGAGCCAGACTAGATGGTGTCTTAATCGAAGTGAAGTAATGAGTTTCACCTTTGAACTAATAAAGAAATCCAAGATACTATTACCTTGCTGGGAGGATAGTAGTGAGGCTTGCCAGGATATTCTTTCTATATTTACTGAAGTTAAAGAAGATAACCTTAGAAGCAAGATATTTTACAGACACCGTGACCCTGATGATGCATTTCATTGTATTACTTGGTGTGCTTGTGCTGCTCATCTCTGGAATGGTAATAGCTTCTTTACTACTCACAATATCTAAATGGTTGTAGTTTTTGATTGATTAGACTTTGAGATTTTAGGAGTCTTTACTACTCTATGAAGCCCTCTTGTTTCATTTACTATTCCTTCTTCAGGCCAGATACTTACAGTAAAATACTTATCTTCAGGAATATCACAATAACTACGAACTTTACTATCATTAACTAGAGGATTTGAAATATACTCTTTAAACTGAGCTGGAGTGAGTTTCTTCATTTATCATTCAATCATAGTTCCATCTCTAATACCTTTTTCGATATTTCTACCTCTCTCAATCCCTAACTCATAACCAAGAGAAAAAGAAAGGAAGTCTATTTCAATCTTAAGGTTATCCCATTGTCTTTTTAGTTCTTTGTGTTCAGTTTCAAAACTGATCTTCTTTAGTTTCTTTGTTTTAGTACTCATATTGTTTAGTTATTCCATCTAGGAATTCGTTGTAACCTACCAGTTTTGGGATTAAGTTTACGCCTAATATCTTGGAAATAATTGAGATAATCCACTGGATTTTTGTATTCACTCCACTGTTTGATAAAGGCAAGTGCATCCTTTGGACGCTCAAAAAAGAGAGAAAAGGAAATCTGATCTTTCACATTGTATTGGTCTGTGCCTACTCCCCATCCTTTAGAAAGGGATAACTCGGTACGTCCTTCCATTTTGCAATTTTTGTCTTTGACATTCGCATCTAACCATTGAACTACTTCTGGTTTGAGACAATAAACGTCTTCCATTCTCTTTCGTCCAAATTCATCTACTTCAATCTGAAATTTATCTAATATAGTATTCCAATCAGTTGTATTCTTACCAGCATATATGTCTTCTCTACAAGCATACTTTTCCATACTAACAATCACTTGACAGTCATATACACCTCCCCAAATAGAATCAAAACACCAGCAATGATTAATTAAAACATTCATATTTAGCCTCCTTCAATCATAATTCCATCAGTTAAACCTTTTTCAACCTCTCTACCTCTCATAAATCCAATATAATAAGCATCTGTAAATAATTGAGCAGGGATGATGTTACAAGGATCTTTATCTTTAGCATACTTCTTCCAATGTTCATCTAGTACAACCTTTTCAGTATCAGAATTAATCTTCTTTGGTTTCTTTGTTTTCATATTCTTATTTTAGATATATCTTCTCAATTTTTTCAGACCCAGTAAGTCTATCAATAATTAAATACTCAACATAGTTACGTTGAAACTCTGAACCGGGAATTCTGAGTCCTGTATAGCCACAACTTTTAAACCACTGCTCACTACCCCTAGCATGAATAGTTTTCTTATAACGATTGAAGAGTCTGTCCCATAAATTAAGTTTTTCAGGTAGATGATTACTCATATTTGTTGTGCTTGAAAGAATTCGAATCTTTGTCCAAAACAGTATTTAAACTGGTTTGTGCATTCCAATCTGCCACAAGCACATTAGAATGTTATTTGAACTTAGATAAGTATTCTTCGATTTTTTGTTTTTTGTTAGTATAGATTTCAGCCAATGCAGCTTGTTTTTCTGACTGGCTGTCTAAATAATGCTCAGTAGTTATATCAGGCATTATTGCGGAAGGAAATTCGTTAGGAGCTGAAATTAAACCATATTCAGAAAAAATAATACCAGCATAAGCATTTACTTCATCTGAGAAAATAACTTCATCTCCCATAAATCCAGTTCTGATAGTTTGAATCTCAGGCAAAGCTGCTATAATCTGCTCAGGATCAATAGGAGAGAAAACATCATAGTCAAAAGGTTCACCGTTTAACCCATGAACACAACTATTAAAAACATGCCAATCATTTTCAAATTGATTGGTTGACATCACTATAATAGCTGCCTGTAACTTATCTGATTGAATAGGAGATAGAGTAATATTAAAATCATCTCTAATCTCAGTAACTAGAATATCAGGGTTCCAATCAAAGCATTCAGTACCGTAATGATCGAATATTGCAGCTAATAGTACTGAAGCAGGACTAGAACTATCTTTTAAGACTAAGATAGAAGCGTCAAACATTTTAAAGTGCGGTTATGCCGGATAGTTCTTTAAACAGCTCAAAATCTGAACGAGGGACAGTAGGCAAGACATCCATTAATTCATTGGCATTCTTTGGGTCTAATCCACAATCAAAAGCCTTGTCATATATATCTTTGGATACTTTCTGCAAATCATTTATATGATAACAACTACCACCAATTTTGACTACATTCAGCATATCAGCAATTTTGGTCAAATCTAGTGTCATGGTTCGATCAACTAAGTCTCCCATCTCCCTATATAATAGTGGTTTTTCATATACTCCAGCTAATTTTTCTATATTATAAGCTTCACTACAAAGTTCAAAGGCCTCAGTCTTGGAAGAGATATTAGCTGCCTTCTCTATAATAGGTTGATACTTAGTTTGATACTCTTCACTCAACCTATGCATTCTTCCAGCTAGGGTATCAGAAAATTCCCTGGTATCTGGATAGAATAGACCGGCATACTTACAAATCAAATCAGGTAAATCCTCGATATTCTGTTCCACAGCCTTCTCAACGAAAGCTGAAGCTATTTTAGTACGCCAATTAAATGGGTAATTGTTTAGATTCTTAACAAATTCTGATGCTTGAAATTTAAGATCTTCAGCAGTCTTATAAGGAAACAAATCATATTCATTTCCACCAATCTCAATAGATACTATGGACTGTTCAGTATAATCAGCAGCTTGTTTAACATCCAGACCACCATTATAATTAGCAATGTCATCATAGATATCAAATATCTGAGCAGCTTTAACAATTCTGACACCTACCTCATTAATATACTTTTCACCACAAAGTTTGGTAAGTTCAGCCCTTTTATTAATAAAGAAAGCATTACTCAAATAAGTATCTTCAGCAGTATTAATGGGAAAAGCTCTATGCATCTGATCAGCAAAAGCAGTATCTGGCAAACTTTCTGTAGCAGTTTTAGTCAATACTTCCGCTTCTTTAACATAGGCTGGCAATGTATTTAAATCAACAAATCTATACAATTCGCTATAAGAGTTGTCATCAGTAATGTCAAATTTCTTCATATTTCTATTATAGCAATATCTATTATATCAACAAGTCAAATTAATAGTAATATGGTTGACCTGATACAAGTACAAGACTATACTTACTTGTTAATATGGATGTCAAATCTTTATGTAGTAAAGTACATTTACCTTCAGCTGTGGCTCATTTCGGCTGGGAGGTTCCTAAAATGTATAGAAAACTACCAAATCTAGGATGGTATGCCCTTTCAAAAGATGAGCAAATGACATTTAATGCCATTGATTTATTCGCTTATAATCAACCTAAAGAGATTAGGAATGATGACTTGTTATTGATGAGTAGATGCTATCGTTATTATATCAAGGAGCATCCAGACTTGTTGGAAGTACCAGCCAAGTATGCAGAATATATAGAAGCCGGTATTGTTAATGATTATACACAATTAAGAACTAATGAGAAATTGTGGAAGTATAGTAGAATGTGTGCATTAGAGAACTTGATAACTTATAAAGGAAGAAACTATAAATTAAATGAACTGTTAAATGAGTTAGGGATGACTCAATTTATCAATACTGGAGTAGGATTGTTAACTTATAAGATGATAAATAGTAGAGACTTTGCCAGTCTTAAACTGCATAATAGACATGCTAATAAATTGTTAGTACCGACCTATTTCGCACCTAACTACAAGATTGCAACTTTGGAGATATTTGAGATATGTGATATGTCTATAAATGAGATGATTTTCCAAACTGATGGGCCTGGTTGGTATGGTAAACTAGGTACTAATATAGTAGGTAGTATCAGGGACTTGTTAACTAATGAGGGATGTACCTGGTCTAATAAGATAGTTAATTGGGTTGGAGATAAGAAGCTTACACTACATCATTCACTACAACCAACGCAATGTATCGAGATTTGGAGTAATCAAAGTAATTTAGCTACCAATGTAAATCCTCTAACCTTGATTAAATCACAAAATCTGGCTGAACAATTAAAAGGTTGTTTAGGGAATTTGACCATAACTCAATTAGGTGAACTGGAACAAGTAACCAAGACCGATCTAAAGAAATATTGGTTGTCATCAAAGACTAGTGAAGTCAGTATTAGCGGAACCAGATTTACTAGAAACAATGACCGTTACTATTATCAGTCAGGTAAGAATCTGATTGAATATAGTAACTTCGCTCTAGATTTAACCAAGATAAAGAAAGAAAATGATGTTTATTATCAATTTGGACTAGTTATTAAGGAAGGAGAAACCGCAGCTTTCAAGATAAAGAGGAAGGCTTTTCTGAATCATCATACTTTGTTAAAAGAACTATCTGATATTATGCTGGATAGTGGTATGACACCTCCTAACGTATCGCCTAATTATAGAAACTACCTAATAAACGTGATTTATGCGTTTAATCCGATAAATAGGGTGGAGAAATAAATTATTATTCGGCAAGGACCACCTTTTTAATTATATGTATAGTCCCTGCCAAATAATAACTTTGGCAGGGATTTTAATTTATAGCAATTCTACAAATGGAGCTTTGTCATTCCATTTTATCTTCAGTTGTCTCAAAAGACTGTCTAATATAGGTTTAGGTTCACAGCATTCATGAGATTCCAGTAATTCAATTAACTCTAGTCTAGCAACTCCAGTAATACATCCTTCTTTACAAACATCAAAAAGAATATTCCTGATATTACTTATAGTGTTACAACAAGGAGCTAACTCACAATTTTCATCATAGTATAACCTATCAGAATCTTGGTTTAATCCTATAGCTTTAAACCATTCAGTTTGACTAGCATCAACTAAATATTCCACTGCCTGAGCTTTAGCCTCATCATAGCTAAGAAAAAACTGACTAGCTTTCCATCCAGAATTTAGACCTTCCTTGTCCAAGTTTATAGTGTTTAAAACATAGTCAGTAGGGGTTAATACATATTGCTCCCCTTCTTTAGTTAATACACCATAGTAACCAATAACTTCATCTTCATCTACAGTTCCAAAAACAGGTCTGGGAATGTATACCTTGGTACCTATTAAGATTATATCGTCTTTTATTTCACAGTTAATGTTCATAGCTAAAAATTGAGTTTAAGTATGTTTAGAATTTAAGTAGAGGTGGCCCAAATCAATTAAGATTCAAGCCACCTCTTCTCTGACCAATCAACACAACAAGGCAACTGAAATTAAACAGGGAGGTGGTGAAATCAGTAAATAAGGTGATCAACCCTACAATACATTCTGGGTAACAGAGATTGACGCTCTGCCAGATTTCCGCAATCCCCTCCCTATAGAGATACATTATTCGTCACCCTGGCTCAAGAGATGTCACCTCCTAAGCTACTTTGCGGACGAACAACGGGCTTTTGGCCATATCCACTTTGTCCAAGCCTCGGATTTGCACCGACTGTAGCCAGGATTATAGTGGGAAATTCAAATTTGACTAAAAGCTATAAAACTCCTAATCAAGTTATCATACCATAATTAATCAAAATTCTGGTGGAGGGGAGGGGGTATGATAGATAAGTAAAAATTTCCGAATAATGTTTATGTTATTCAAATTATTATACCCTATTTAAGTTTAAGTTAGGTAGAGGGGAGGGAGGGGGACCCTACATCATATTTATCATATTTTAAGGTATAATAAAATGATTAGTAGTTCTTAACCACAACCGCAACATTAAAAATTAAACTTATGATACACGAACTTATTATGATGGTACTGGCGTTGGCTTTCGTATTTACCGTTATCACCTTCTCTGACCTGCTACTCCCTACCCGATCGGGTTATACGAATAACAAGATGCTGAGGTTGGGTTAAATACCTAACCTCAGCACCCTTTTCTTTAGCTATGACTCAAAAACTACCCACTTATATTTTTCATAAGCTTCCATTACTAAAGGAAACTTATCCTGACATATTAATTTAATAGCTTTACCATACTCCTGAATTTCTGCTTGAGCGTGACTATCTTCTCTTAACGTAATAAAGTGAAGTAGATTCTTTAAATCCCAGCAAGCATATATTTCTGTATAAATATTAACAGGCAATACCATCCTAGCCATCTCTCTAGCTATACCTTGCGCCAACATTGATTGATATAACTCATAAGAATAGTGACAATGTTTTATTAATGCTTCTGTAGCTGTTACATCTATTCTACTATAATTTTCTTCTATAGTTGGAATATGATTATAGTGTTCTACAATTGGATTCCATTTATCATCAATAAGATTACCTTGGTTATCCATACCTCCAGTAACTAAACTTCCTTGTTTATTTTTAGTATCTTGCACTCTCCAACTAGAAGGAATATAAAACTCATTAGGTAATTCTGTATATCTAGCACTAACTTCATTTAAATTCTGCATCCTATGACGAACATATTGACGCATAACAAATAGAGGTAACTTGATATTTAATGTAATCTTTACCATCTCAAACGGACTAGTATGCCTATTTTTATAAAGATATTGAATCAGTTTACGGTCACCTTCTATTCCTTTACTAGGTGCTTTATAGCTTATTCTAGCAGCTTCACAAATACGTTCATCATTACCCATCCAATCAATTAATCTTACAAATCCGTGATCTAAAACGTTAATTGTCTCTCCTTTATTCATTTAATGTATTGGTTAACCCAGTTCTCAGTAACTTTATTCTGCTCACTAACTTCTTTATCAGATAATCTAGCTTTGGTAACTTCAGTTTTTCTTCCATCTTCCACTCTAGCATGATTACCTTCAGTTTCTTTAATAAACTTGTCTCTTTTTAGTTCTGCTTCTTTTGATTTTACTATCTTTATATTGTCTAAGTGTTGTTTTCCCATAAATTTAAATAATCTTTTTAGCTAAATCCACTTCTATTGTACCTTCTTTTAACTGTCCTATTTTAAATGCTACACATCTAAATATCTCATTATGTGTGTCTTCTATACTACCAGAGCTATCAATTGGTATGATAGCTCCCTTACTAGCTTCTTGTAAACTCATTAACCATTCAAAACCTTGCTTTATTCTGGCATGATATTCTTTACTTTCAGACTCAAATCTATCAGTAGTCTTTCTTTCTGATATTCTTCTAGCCGTCTCTTCATCAGTAGTATGCAAGACTAAGGTTAAATCTGGAACCAAACCATTAAGCACAAAATGTAGATTAGCGGATATAATATCTTTATCTACAAACTTTCCGAATCCTTGATAAATAATCGTGGACCAATAAAACCTATTACAGATAACTATATTACCTTCTTGTAGTGCAGGTTTTATAGCATCTTTAACTAGTTGTGCGAAAGAAGCAGTCATAAGTAACAATTCTGCTTCAGGACAGATTGGTGTATTGCTAGATTTAAATATCTCTCTAATTTTCTCACCTAATTCTGTACTACCCGGTGATCTAAACGTCTTCACACTAAATCCAGTCTTGTTTAAAGCCTGTCTAAGCAGGTCTACATGCATATCCTTACCCGAAGCATCTGCGCCTTCTGCTATAATAAGGAAACCTCTCTTCTCACCAATAATCGGTATGTTATTCATTAGTTGTAAATTGTTATATTATTTATTGGTCTATGATAGGTTAAAGACATACTTATATTAATTATATTTGAATCACTAGTATCTGGAACAATAGTGATTATAGTATCATTATTAGCATTACATTTATTAAATTCTTCCTGTAATACTCGTAAAAATCCTTCTATTGATTCTCTCAATGATTCAGTATTAAATTCTCCTATAAATGGTAGTAAACCCTGATGTATTTCTAGTTTAATTTTGTCTAATTTACTTTGTTCTAAGCTATTCATAATTAGCAGTTATAAAACTTGGCGGCCTTGGATTAGTGATAAAATCCAAAGCTGCTGTGATCAACCAAGGCAAATTCTTCATTATCGGTAATTTCCCTGCTATTACCTCACTAACTTCAAAGATTCCAACTTCCTCTTCTTCCATAGTTTTTACGTTAATTGGGTCAGTTACTGTATAATAACAATAAACTGTAAAAGGAGTATTATCAGTATCGGTACCAAGCATAATACTGTAATATTTCCAGTCAATTATCTTAACCCCAGCCTCCTCTTCAAACTCTCTTACCATAGTATCGGTAGGAAATTCTCTTGATTCGACCTTACCGCCTACTCCATTCAATAATCCCCTCATCCATTCTGGTTGCTGTTTTCTAATGAGTACTACCTTAGATAGATCAGTAGAAAACAAAAACCCTAGTACATATTTGGTCATATATTTATTTCTTCTTAAGTTCTAATTGACATGTATTCATAATTCATAATTATTTGTTGTTATCTGCTACGAGTTTACACCATCTTATAAATTCTTCTGAGGATTTATCTAATTTCATTAAATTTACATATTTGTGCACCCATTGTATATTTCCTTCAATATAAGCCTTGGAAGAATCAATTCTATCAATAGAAGCATTTCCATCATAACAACCATTTTTTGAATTTAGTATCAACAAAACACCAGATAGAGCACATATAAAATTTTGTTTAACTAATACATCCCACAAATATTGTTTTGTAATTTCAACAGGGATACCACGGCGCTTAGCTCCTCCACACATTGTACACCAATACGTTCCAGAAATATTCCCTACACCACCCCATAAACAATTGGTATGACCTGCTAAATGTGTACAACCACATGTTGTAGTATGTTTAGAAATTAAACTACTACCTCTAATAGAAGCTTCACGTCCACAATTACATTTACATAACCAATAAGCATTTCCTATAACTACTTTATCAAAACGAATTACTTCTAAGTTACCAAATTTTTTACCTAGTAAATCTTTTCTGTGTAAACAACCACAAGATTTTGTATGCCCACTAAGTAACTTTGCTGAAGTTGTTATTGTAGTAACACCGCAACTACATAAACAATTCCAATATTGTTGATGAAATTTATGTTCATCAGCTTTTGAAATAACTGTCAATTTACCAAATATTTTACCTATCAAATTAGGTTTAGTCATATAACTCATATATATCACAGAACATAAAATATGTCAATGCTAAGTGTTATATATGGTTTTTAATTATAAAAGATCACATTTTCCACCACTACATGCTGCAACTGCCATTAAAGCAGTAGTATCTTCCTCTTCTTTAAGTTTCTTATAATCTACTTTCTTAAAATTACTAACTATATCATCCCATTTATCTTTATCTTCTTTAGTAGAAACACTTTCCATAGGAGCTTGTTTATATAACTTGTCTCCAATCTTAGCTAGAAAGGAAACCGCTGCAAAATTTTTCTTATTATTATAAATATATTTAGTAACTTCTTCCCATTCATCATCAGCTACTTGAATAGTACAAGATACATTATGAGTAATATTCTTCTCATTATGTATGGTACTACCTGGCAATACCCAATTTTCCTGAATTAACTTTATATATTCAAGATGCTTTAATGCTGTTAGATCTTCTTTAACTATAGCATTTTCGTCTACACTTAAAGGAAACATAACTACATCATCTGTCTTGTTAGCACTCCATACGCTAGGCTCACACATATGAGGGTTTATACTCTTAAAATACTTATAGATTGGTTCGTGTTTATTACATTGAATCCTTCTAAAGTACTTTCTACTATGATGTGGATGTGCACCAGAAGCACTCATTAATACAATACTGTTAGTTCCTTCTGGCTTAACACAAGTACATCTAGCAGCCGGATTAATACCTAACTTCTTAGCCCATAATTCATTAGTCTTAACAACTAATTTAGAGCCTTCTTGTAACATTTCAGCAGTTAATAGAATATCTGGTGAATCCATAAACCCGGTAATCGACACTCCTAACAAAGCTTCTTTCTCTGTAAGTTCTTTAGTTACTCTAGATAAATAAACCATATCTTCTGTGTACGAAGCTTGTAAAGTACCTAATATCGATGCAGCTTTAGCAGCATTTAAGAAGTCTTGTTTATTCTTAACCTTAGCTCCATTAATTGAACTTAAGTTACAAAACTGAACACCACATCTACCATCTTCAGTAACCGGAATAAACCCTATCTCAAAACAAGGGTTAAATAATTGATGGGGGTGGTCCGCCCAAACAAACCCCGGCTCTCCAAACTGTTTAGTCTTTTCAATTATATCTGTAAACTCTTCTAACGTAGTACTAGCTCTAAGTAATAATACACTATTATTACTTCTAGCTCTTTGAGGTTCGATATGTATCCAGCTAATTGTATTATCCTTAACTAAGAAATCATATTCAAACTTATCAATAACAACTTCATACTTCTCTCCATCTACAGTAACTTTTCCTTCATATTTATTAGTATCCTTGTCAAAATCAAATTTATTATACCTAGTTACTTTAAATAATGTTTTAGCATTAATCAAATCTTGGTCGTTTTTATCAAATATAATGGCACAAGCTGACCTTCTAATACCTCCACTTAATACAGCATCAGCACAATGCATTAAAATATCATAAGCATTAATAGTTTTAAGACTGATTTGCTTATTTTCTTCAATAATTTTATCTAGTAGTTTCTTAACTTTTATGTGAGCTTGCTTTAATCCTTTATAACCAGGAGCTTTGCCGCCGCCGGTCTTTAATGGAGTACCTTCAGGTCTAATCCTACTATAGTCAAACACAATCTTCCTACCAGTATAAGCAGTGTTCTTAAAATAACAGTTCAATAATGCTTCAATAGAGTCTGCCCATCCTTCTATTGTGTCTTCGATTACATAAGTTATTACAATACCGTTCTTATCTTTTTCATTTACTAATTTGGGTAACCTGTTAAGAAAATAATCTGAGATACCAAACCCGACACCACAACCACACAATAGTAAATAAAAAGATTCAGAAAATGAACGAATACTATCTATATGTCTTACAGCACAATTAAACATTCTACTATTATGAGCAAGAATAGCTTTTCCACCAAATTGCATAGAACGCATTGATGGTGTGAGGCCTTTTTCTTTCACTAAATTGAATGCTTGTTTAATTTCATTCAAATCTTCTTTAGGTAATTTCCTAAACTTTTGAAGATGCATACTTTCTACTCTATCTACACACTCATCCCAAGTTTCTCTTCTTTCAGCTATTGAGTTATACCTTGCATATTTACTCATGAAAGTAAAGTTAGCAATTTCTTCTAAAAAGTTAATATTATCTTTATTATCCATAATTTATACATTCATTTCTTTACCATCACAAAACCCCTTAATCCCTAGTACTTTATCTAAGTAACTAATATTTATTTCTGCTTCTCTAGCCATAATTGTAGATATTCTAAAAGCTTCAACCCAATCTCCAGAATAAGTCATCTCTGGCCATTGTTTATGAAGTACTATACTTGTAATCCCTCCTTGAATTATTGTTTTCATACACTCATTACAAGGCATCCCAAGAGTATATAAGGTAGTTCCTAAACTAGAATAACCTAGTTTAGCACATTGGAGTACAGAATTAGCCTCGGCATGTACTATCATTTTTAGCTTAGTATTTCTATCACTATATCTTTCTGGTGAATCTTGAACTTTAGCAGGGAATCCATTAAAACCTGATGAAATATCCCACTTACCATCTCTAACCAATACTGCCCCTATTTTAGTTCTCGGGTCCTTGCTCATCTCGGCTGCTAAATATGCACGCCTCATAAAATATTCATCCCAGTTCATAATCAACGCAAATCCCCAGAGCCACCTATAGTTCCTCTTTCTTTCCTAGAAGATAGTTTCATATAGTTATGTTCTAACAATTCAGTTAATGTAAGACCTAAAGTATCGGCCAGTCTAGTTAAATACCAGGCTGCATCACTTAATTCATCTGTCAACCTTAACTTTACTACATCACTTAAAACTCCATTATCATCTCTAATCACTTTCTTTAATTTTCCACACACCTCGCCTGCTTCTGATGCTAAGCCCAAACCCAGGTATTCTAATTCTCTATCTTTAGGATAGATTGCAGTTGTTCTTGTAAACTGTAAGTATTCGTCATTTGTCATATAGTTATTATTGTTGATTGAATAATCAAGTTATCATAAAAAATGCCCCTTAGGAATAGGGACAAGGAAGATTTAGGCAAATTTTTTACTTGCCTACCGTTAAATTTGTTATATCTAATTAAACCTCAGTAAGCTCCATTAAAGACAGGGTAATACTTCTAAGTGCAGTATAAAGTTTCTCGTTATCATCTTTTATATCTTTAAACTTCTTATTAAGCACTAGTAAATTCTTTTCCCCTAATGTAGCTTTAAGAACGTCAGCATTATCAACTATAATAGTGACTTCCTCATCTTCTGGTTCGTAATTTATCTCTAATTGCATAACACTACTTTAGAAATGTACGGTAATGTTGTCAACTTTATTTTATTGTTTAAGTAGTTCCAAGAAAGTAGAATAATACTATGAACTATAAATTAGGACGTAATAAGGCTGTATTTGATAAGAGGGCGCTTAAACTAGAAAAGTATTTAGCTCCTACACTAATACCACCAACTTCTATTAATTGGTGGGCTAAAATAGGTAATAACCCTTATCAGATGTTTCTCAATGATAGTCTAGGAATTTGTACTTGTGCTGCTGCCGCTCACTATATTATGAACTGGACTGCAAATAGTTCTACACTCATCACACCTACTAATGATGATGTATTAAGAGCCTATGAAGCAATTACTGGCTATACTCCTAATAATCCTGCTACTGATAATGGAGCAGTTGAACTTGAGGTATTGAAGTACTGGCAAACTACAGGTATTGCTAATCATAAGATAGGGGCATTCGTAAGTGTTAATCCTAAGAATATACTTCATCTAAAAATAGCTATCTGGTTATTTGGAGGGGTTTATACTGGGGTTGATTTGACTGAGGATGATATGAATGCTGTGGAAAGTGGCATAACTACCTGGCAATATACTACTGGGAATATAATTGGAGGACATGCCATACCATCATTTTCATTTTCAGAGAATACTTTTGAATATATTACTTGGGGTGCTGTACAATCCGCTACTTATGATTGGGTGACTAATAGGACTGAGGAAGCTTATGCATTGATTAGTCAGGATTGGATTAATAATACTGGTTTATCTCCTTCCGGGTTTAATATGGATCAATTAGTAGCTGACCTTATACAAGTACAGAATTAATATGTTAACTAGAACCGAGAAACTAACTAAATTTAAGGAATGGTTAAATCATACCTCCCTAGATAAAGATATTGTTAAGAATAATATTGGAGTAGATGAGGATAAAATAAGTCCCCAAGTCTTATTAGCTAGTTCAGCAAAATTAATTAAGATTAATAAAGGTGAGGTTGAAGGTGATGATCGAGATAACCTTAAATTCTCCAAATTTATGGGACTAGAGGATTTTATAGCCGACCATATAAATAAGGATGCAGGTAAAATACAACAAAAAGCAGCTTATAAAATGCAAATGAAAAAGAATCTTAACTGGCTTACTCCTGGTTTCTTCTCTCAGCAAGTCAGGTCGGTTATTGTAGGAAATCCTTTAGCTAATAACGTTGAAGGTATTAATCCATTAGAACACTTTGATAATAGTCATAAAGTAACTAAGATGGGGCAGGGAGGAATTGTATCAGAGTCAGCAATACCAGATGAATCTAGAAATGTAAGTCCTTCTAGTTTTGGCTTTTATGATCCCGTTCATATTGCAGAAAACACGAAGATAGGTGTTACTAATTATATAAATCAAAATGTAGCTAAAGGAGCAGATTGTAATTTATATAGGATTATGAAGGATAAGCACGGAAAACTTAAATGGATGAGTCACAAAGAAATTCTAGATAAACAAGTATTAATCCCTGAATACTAAATGAAAGAAGAGGGCTTCTTAAACATTCGCCAATAATTTAGATTTTCGAACCGGAAATCTACTTATAAATTTCTTATTAATCACACCTTCAACAAATGGGTTATTGTTGATATTACTGTCTAAAGCCAAGGCTGCTTCTAATACATTTACACTATAAATAATAGGTGGGGCATTAGTTGAAGCTGTATCAATTGCGGTAATAGATTCTAATACACTAGCTAGAGTTAATAGTGTGGCATCAGTATTATCTATAGCTGAGGCACTTTCAGACTCACTATTTATAGAACTTATAATAGCTGATAAACTATCCAAGGCTGAAGCTGTTTCAGTAATAGAAGTATTGAATAGTACTGAAGCTGAACTAGAATCACTTGCACTACCTGACTCTGTAATAGAACTTGTTAATAAATCATTAGCTGTAGGAGTATCATTAGCTGAGACTGACTCTGATATACTAGCTAATAGTGTAGAATTAGCTGTAGGGCTGTCTAGGGCTGTTCCTGACTCATTTATACTAACTTGATAAGTAGCAGTTGAGCTAGGACTATCAGAAGCACTGCCTGACTCCGTAATAGAAGCTGCTAATAAATCATTGGCTGAAGGATTGTCATTAGCTGAGACTGACTCTGATATAGTTACACTATAATTAGCAGTAGAACTAGGAGTATCAATTGTGGTAACTGATTCTGTGATAGAAGCTGCTAATAAATCATTGGCTGAAGGGTTATCTACTGCACTACCTGATTCTGTAGTAGAACATGCATATATAGCAGTAGAACTAGGATTATCCGTTGCTGTTCCTGATTCTGTTATAGTTACTAAATAACCACCAACTATACTATCTAGAGCTGAAGCTGATTCTGTTACACTAGCTTGTAGGGTAGAATTAGCTGAAGGAGAATCTGTTGCACTACCAGATTCACTAATACTTACACTGTATTTAGCAGTAGATGAAGGACTATCAGAAGCACTAGCAGCTTCACTTACTGAACCTGCAAATATAGCATTAGCAGAAGGGTTATCAGAAGCACTAGCAGATTCAGTTACACTTCCTGCAAATAAAGCATTAGCACTAGGATTATCTGAAGCTGAACCACTTTCTGATACTGTTGCTGCTAATAAATCATTAGCTGAGGGTGACTCTGTAGCTGAAGCAGATTCAGATATAGTTACTAAATAACCGCCAGCTGGACTATCTAGAGCTGAAGCAGACTCAGTTATGGACCCTGCAAATGTAGCTGTTGAACTAGGACTATCTACTGCACTATTAGATTCACTAGTACTAGCTTGAAGAGTAGAATTAGCTGAAGGATTGTCAGTTGCTGTACCACTTTCTGAAGTACTTGCAGCAAATATAGCATTAACAGAAGGACTATCTACTGCACTACCTGATTCTGTAGTAGAACCTGGATATATAGCAGTAGAACTAGGAGTATCAGTAGCAGATGCAGATTCACTATCACTTGCTCCATATACAGCTATACTAGAAGGGCTATCTAGAGCTGAAGCTGATTCACTTACACTAACTAGATAAGTTTGAGAAGTAGGAATTGCTGTACCACCAGCAAATTGATTCTGAGCGAGATAAAAACCACCGAAAGTTACTGAAACTGTACCTGCTAAATCAACTGAATCTGAAGCTGAAGCTGTTTCTGTTACGGAAACATTATATACTGCTATACCACTAACTGAATCAACTGCACTAGCTGCCTCAATTACCCTATCTGGTAATGGAGGATCGCCACCAAAATAACCTTCTCCAAAGTATGAAGAGCCAAACATTTCATTATGTTACAGTTATTGTCATTCCTACAGCTGGAGCTGTAGTAACTGCAGTACCAGCAGCTAATGCACTAAATTCATTAGGTAAAGCACCAGCAGCTACACTAGTTACTTTCCAAGCAATAGGTGAAGCAGTACCACCAGCGGCCAACCACTGTGGCATATACGGACTAGGACCTCCAATTGTATTAACTATACTAGCAGTTGTACCGAGGGAATCTATCTTAAATACTTGCCAATAAAGTCCTGATCGTAGCCATCCAAAAGTATTAGTTCCAATAGTCTTTATAGCTGCAGTAGTTCCCATCGCAAATGCACCGCCTGATGTAACTTCATATCTAAGGTTACAAGGATAACCTGTAAACATAGTATCATCATAAATACCAAATCTTACGTTAGATCCAGCTGTAGCAGGAGCATTGGTTTGTTGTACTTGGAATGCAGTAATATTAGCCCCACCTTCTGATACCCAGAAAGGAATAGCAAACGTATCACCAGCAACTGCAGTATATGTAGCACCCCAAACACCAAATTCAGGTAAATAAACATTACTACCAGGACGAATAATATTTCGTTTAGGAGCGACTGGATAACCTTGTGGAGTCTGTGTCTCTAATACACCTAGAGTCCCTAAACCATCAGCAACAGGTACTAGCTTCTTAATAGCAGCAAATATAGCATTAGTTGCCAAAGCTGCTCCAACCGCATTAGGATGATAACCATCAGCAGATGTTGTATAGACGTTAGTAGGCAGAGTTCCAGTTCCACCAATCCCCATAGCTGTATTTACGTCAGCTAATTGAACCATTGAATCGAATGAATTAACTACTGTAGTAATTGTGCTATTTAAATTTTGTAAATCTGTGTCTGCTGCACTATGACTAGCTGGAGTTGCCCCACTAAAATCTGTATTAGTAGCATAATTAGCGTAACCGTTTAAAATACGCCCAAAAGTATATTTAATGGATGTAAAAGCACCAGTAGCATTTCCTGATAATACTATGGTGGTTGCATTAGTTACAGATGAAATAGTCTTACCAGAAGTAAAAGCACCTTGAGCATCAGTCTCAGTTATTGAATTTCCAGCATCAGTACTTGAATTAAAATTGGCTGAACCAGAAGTAAAAGAAGTAGTAACACCAGAAGTTACCCCATCCCCTAAAGCGTAAGTAATAGTTCTACAATCACATTGATATACATTGGCTACAACTACAGGATTTGGTTTAAGAGATTCAATCCAGGCTGAATCTAATTGTACTGTCCCACTCGCAGTAGTTACCTTGATAGTAATAGTCTGACCAGCATTAGCAGCTGATAATCCATTAGTACCAGAAGTCCATCTAACGAATACAGGTCCATGAGCATCTATGGAAGTAGAGTTTAAAGTGGTAGTAGTTCCAATAATACCACTAGTTCCAGTAATATTTCCACCCCAAGTAACAATACCTGAAGTTGCTCCGGAAGTACCAACTAATAGAAATCCTATTGGTTCTCCTTTATAGCCAAATGGAATGGTGAAAGTTGCTGTAGAAGTACCACCAGAATCTACTACTGTTGCTTGCATTCCAACAGTAGACATCCACTCAAGGTTAGCTACTGGACCGGCTGCATAATTAGTACCAAAAGCCCATTGAGCTAACCCAGTGCCACAAGGAAAAATAGCTGAAGCTCTTATTCTACTAATAGCCATGGTTAAGGCTTGCGAAAATACTGAGCGCATTAATGATTGATTAGCTGATGTATTATTACCTAAATCATTAATACCATATACAATTACAGATAAACCACCTTGTCGATAAAATGGAGAATATTTTTTGGTACGAGTTATTTCAGTTAAAAACCTCATATAACCGCCCATTAAACATCCTTGAGACGTAAGGTTTGCACCACTCCTAGCATGATTTCTTACTCTATCTTGAGAAATTCCCAAAGCATTTGTAAGTACGTTATTTAATATTTCAGCAGGATCAGTAATTTGATTTGCGCCAGTAATATAAACTATATCATCAAGCCAGGAATGTCCCCAAAGATCAAGTTGGGTTATAGTAGGTGGTGGTGGACCGTAAGATATATTACCACTTCCATCATTCTGAAATACCCCTGGAGTATTGGCTACTGATGTTAAATTATCAGCTAAGTTAATGACTTTTCCTGTTGATACCGTACTACCAAAATATTGAGTATTCCAGGTACCAGCTGAAGTTCCATTACTAGTTAATACTAACTCTAAAAATGCTCCAGCTCCTACAATCCATAAAGTAGTTCCACCATTCATATTTACAGTAACAGCTCCAGTTGAACTATTATCAATAAAGAATGACGCCCCATTAGAAAGTGTAGTGGCATTAGGTAGTACACAAATCTGAGTTAATGTACCAGTAAAAATTATATAATTAGTAGCTGATCCACTTAATGTAGTTGTACTTCCAGCTGTAGCTACTGAAGAAAACCCTAACACACCATAAGATGCTGTCGTTTGATAAGGTCCACCAGGCAAATCACCAGACGCTGCAATACTAGGAACACCAGTACCAGTAGTGTTTTTAAGTATACCGGTAGCAAGACCTGCTAATGAAGTACCGTTAATCTTTGCTACTGTAGGACCTGGATAACTACCTGATAAATCACCAGAAGCAGAGGCAGTAGCACCTAAATATGGCCCACCAGGCAAATCACCAGACGCTGCAATACTAGGAACACCAGTACCAGTAGTATTCTTTAATAACCCTGTAGCTAATCCTGCTAAAGAAGTGCCGTTAATCTTTGCTACTGTAGGACCTGGATAACTACCTGATAAATCACCGCTAGCAGAACCATTAGGAGGTAACGTAGTAGGAATTGCATTTTCAATATCTGTAACTACCTTTTTAGTAACAGTATTGGCTATTTGGTATCCTACAGCAATAGATACAGCAGATGTTCCTTCTTGTGCTCTAGTTATAGTAAATGTATCAGTGGCAACTGCAGTAACCCTAATAATCTCAGCATTAACTGTAGTAGGTATAACACCTGAAGGCCAGACAGTGCAATTAAATGGGGGAGTAGGAAATAATGCACCCTGACCAGTAGTTACAGTTAGTGAAGTACCAGAAGTAGGTGGTGATGGAGCAGTGGCTACTTGTGATATTGCTAGATTTGAATGGGCATCAAAAGCCATATATTACATGCTAGTACTATATGATACTTGAATTGTATCACCAGGGTTAACAATCTTATCACCACCTGAGAATAGACCAGCAGACCAAAGAGTACCTGAAGTATTAGCAATAGTGGACGAAGCACCAGAGCCAAAGATAATAAAACATCCTTTAACTGTACCACCAGTAGTGATAATAGGAAAACTTAGAGCTGCGGAAAGTGAAATCGAACCAGCAGAAGCAGCAGACCAGGCACAAGTTTTTCTAGGAGTAGTGTATAATGGATAATTAGTGCTTGAACCTGCTTCCTTCCAACCATTAGTACCATTAATTTGAGCAGCTGTATCACCAGCAGCTACGGTAGAATAAGATACTGAACTAATTAAACCCATATAAGGCCCAGTAACAGTATAAGCAGAGCCGTTTAAAAATGTATTAAAAGCCAGGTTTTTACCTTCAGTATTAACTACATTATCTATAGTATCTTCCCAAATTAAATTATTATTAGAGTCTATACATCTAGCAGTATAAACACCATGAGCTTCACAAGTTTCAGTGTGTTGGGCTCCTCTTAAAACAGTACAAGAATTATAATCAATCGCATTAGATGTTTCCATAATTCCAACTCTAACACAAACTTGATATACCAGTCAATTCAATTAAGTTATTAGCGATATTAAAGCTGAAGTATCGGTAACAAATGCTGCACATATAGGAGATTGTACTACTTGACCTTGAGATACACTATTAGTAGAAGCAATAGCTAATGCTTGAACATCAACTCTTTCACTACATTGATATACTAAGGCATCACTTGTAAATATGGGCCAAAGAACTTGATTAGTTGTACCAGTATTATAAGTTGCAAATGGACTAAATACACTACTTCTAATACATCCTAAAGTTACAGCTACGGTTCCAGCAGTACTAGCTATTCTATTAATAGATACACTATATATCCACCAACCATAAGCTTTTCCTTTAGCTGGTGTATCAGTAGGACCTACTTGATGCCAACCTTGATCAAAGCTAGGAGAATTATAAGTATTATATTGCCACTGATCATAAGCTCCCCAAATAGTATTACCGCTAGTAAGTGTAGGGGGCATCATTCTAGGAATTGTCTCACTATACCAATAAACAGGGTATCTAGGAAGTGGTGGGATTCTATGTTGGCCTGGTTGGAAAGCTTGATAACGAGAAGTAAATTTCCAGGTTATAGTATTATCAGTTACTGTACCTCCTAAAGTTCCAGGCCAGGCAGGTGCTGATGAATTACTAGTACCGGTATTTTGAGCAGTTTCAATATTACCGTTAGAATCTATTATAGTTTGTCCTGATTGAAATACTGTACTAGCTATCCAAGTAGTAGCCGGTGCAGTAAATACTTTAGAACAATGCCATACCACTCCATTATCAGTAGTAGATCCACCAAATGCCCCAGACCAAACTGGATGTGAACCGCCAGATATACCACCTGTAAATACTGTTTGATAATTACCGTTAGAATCTATAATTGTAAATCCAGACGTAAAATATATAGAAGCAGCCCAACTAGGAGGCTCGGATTGACTTTCTACTGGACTGAGTTGATTATATGAGTTAGATACTTGAGCATAAGCACCAAACATACCTGAACCGTTAGGAGCCAAATCACCTTGTAGCATTGGATTTACTGTAGCATTACCGGCTACTGCATATTTAGTTCTAGTTAAATTCCAAGGCATTGAAGTTAAACTAGGAATAGCTAAACTACTAATAGCAGGTGACATTGAAGACCAAAATCCAGCCTTACTAGTACCAATACTCCAACCATTACCAAATATTTTTTCCGGATCATATGTAATAGCAGGAAATGTAGGGCCAGCTCCAGAATTCCAATTATTATTAGGTATATCCTGCACAAATAATAATCCTGGGCCGTGAGAAAGTCCATCACCAGGTAAGTTTATCTTTTTAATTGGCCATGCATTATCAATTCCATAAGCTGTAACTGCTGTACTATAACTAATACTGGCTGTGACAGGGCCAAATAATTTTCCATTGCCGCCGCTGCCATCATCTAGTGGGTTAGTGCCATTTGGGAAAAGGCGTGTATATGTGGTCTGTGTACCGGTTATAGGAACTGATGTGTCATCCGGTAATTGTGGTATGTCCACCTCAAGTTCATACCGCCCCGGTGCTAGAGTCGCGCTCACCGCTATTGAAATTTCGACAATCCCAATACTACAAAATCCTGTATCAGCCACCAATGTAGAATAAGAAACTGAACCAGGAAATGCATTATAACCACCACTAGGAGATAGATTTACAGACCAAAGCGTATTAGGGTCAACTGTATCGGGTGTAATGGTTGTGGTTGGTCCAGGGTATGTTATCACAGCAGTCCCTCCACGCACATACTCCGCAGTTATATGGAAGGTCCCACTAACAAAGAGAGAATCAACACCACCAACCACAAAGGCTTGTCGTTGCTTTGTTGTTACTGGATAATAGTATGGTGATGGTGGAAACGTTGACAAAAGCATACTGCAAACGGCATTAGTTCTTAAACCTGCAGAAAAAGGTGCACCACTACCAGGGAAATTACTACTAATTGTAACTGTTGCTCCACCACCAGTATCTTCAAAATAAAACCAGGTACTTGCATAATTATCATTTGGTCCACCTACAGGCCAGGGTCCAGAAACACACAATAATGAAGGTGAAGTAACATTCATAAATGTAAAAGAATCATCCAAATCCTTCAACCCCCAAATAGCACTACGAAGTCTATTTAGTTCAGCTAGCCAAGTAGGTCTTTGAGGAACTATAAACAAACCACCAAAAGTTGCCCCACTACCGGTTCCACCACTAGCAGCTAAATATTGTGGAGTATTAGATAAGTATTGAAGAAATCCTATATAAGTAGTATTAGGTAATGTGAATGTTAATATCTTGCCACTACCATCAACACTTACAACATGTACTGGAACTGGACTGCCACCAACTATCTTAGCTCCAGGCAAAGTTAAATTATCGCCAGCAGTATAACCAGTACCTCCAAAACAAAGATAAAAATCGGTAAAATAACCATTACCAGGATTATAGTCTGGAAATGAATAATTTTGAGAAGGGCCTACTTGACTAACAGTAAAAGTAATAGTAGCTCCAGTACCAGAACCAGTTACTGTATTAAGTGCGCCAGGAGTAGGGTCTGTATATGAAGGGAATGGAGGTGTGGTAGTCAGATCACCGGAAGGAGAAAAGGCAGAATTAGTATAAGTTACCAATCCTATAATAGCTCCAGTAATATCTACTGAACCAACTTCAAAATATGTAGTATAGCCTGGGGAAACTACTATATCTCCAACAGCATAACCACTTCCTCTAGCAGTTAAAGCAAAAGCACCACAAATACGATAACCATATGGATTACTACTTAAGTCATAAAACATTGGATACACATAATAAAATGTACTCAAGTCAAAACTAGTAGATGAGACTGCATTAGCTTGAGTTGCTAATGCTTGTAAATCAGTTAATTTAAAGTTATTACCAGGAGCTACAGACATAATTTATAACCAGGTAGCATAAGAACAGGCTTGAAACCAGCCAGTACCAGTATCAGGACTATTAGTATTAGAATTTATTAAACATATATACATACCAGACGAAGTACCTGCCCCTAATACTGCAACATCATTAAGATTATAAGTAGATAATGCACTCCAAACTCCTCGATAATTAAGCCCGGAACCAGCTGGACTTATTGTAATTGTAGCACTGGAAGTAGTACCACTTAAAGTACCACCTACAAAAGTAAGCATCTGTGCCCCATTTAATGTAGTAGTGCCATCAGTTAACTTAGTTCCAGTTACGGTAGCTGCCCCACTAGTACCTCCAACTGTCATTCCATTAAAAGTAATATTAGATACATTACTTAAACTTGTAGTACCATCAGTTATTCCTAAACTTGAAGCACTGCTAAATGAAAATGAACCAGAAGGAGTTATACCACAAGTAGTAGGAGTTACAGTTAAATAGCTGCTAGTAGTAGGAGAACCACTAGAAATAGATAATGTAGTAGTTCCACCTGAAGTAGAAGAATTTAAATACCAATTAACAAAATTACCAGGAGCACAACCAGGAACTATTAGATTACCTAGATTTGATAATCCTAAACAAGCTGAGGGGGTTATTTGAAAAGGTGTATTTCCTCCACCAGTCTGACTAACTGTATTTCCTAATACATCCTTTACACTAGTTACTGAAACTGCGTTTGCTGTATAACCTGAAGCACATTTTAAAGCCGGGAAACTTATATTAGTAATACCAAAATTTAAATTACAAGAACTAATAGATAACGCAATAGTTGGATCACCTACTGGAGCACTATAACCTATATCACCAGGGAATAAAAAGGTAGCTGTCCCACTACCTCCTACACTTAAACCTGATGGACAAACAATACCTAATTCAAGATTACCTAACAATACTGAACCGCAATCTTTGGTAGTAGGGGGAATTCCATGTATTAATCTATAATAATCATACTGACTTAAAACATCAACATAAGCATAGTTACTTATTGATGCTTGAGACATGGTCCAGGTAACATTATGATCTACAGTAGTACCAGATATAGCCCAGGTAGGAGCAGTTACACCGGATGTACCATCACCAGTAATAGCAGTGACTGTTTGTAGATTTCCATTAGTATCAATTATGCTCTGTCCTATAGAATAAACCCTTGAATATAAATATGTTATTACTGGTGGTAGAGCTGTACTATTATTTAGATTTACCGTTACATTGCTCTGAAATGAAATACCAGCTGCGCAATTAGGGGTTGGTAGATTTATTATAGTATCAATATTCCAGGTACAAGGCTGGGTTATATCTCCACTAATTCTAGTAGTGCTTAATGAAAAATCATCTGCAATTGGAGAACCATCACCAACCATCTTAAACTGTAAAACTCCACTAAATAAAGGACCAGTAGGATAGCAAGGTATAATTAGTGTAGGTGGGATGTCTAAATTAAAATGACAAACATCAACTCCTGGAGTTATACCTACAGTAATAGAAGTATAAGGAATCATTCCAGAAGTATTTAATATCCCTATAGCTTGAGTATTAGGAGTAAATGAAATACCTGAAGGGCAATTCTCAGGTAATGGAAAGGGTTCTGGTACTAATGGAAATTGTACGAATAAAGGTACACAAGCTTTTACATTAGATGGTGGTGTGACTGCTCCGATAGTAGGAGGTGTGAGCAATGCTGGTAAAGTACATCCAGAACTAGGAATACTACTAGACGGTTGTGGTATATACTGTGCTTGATGATTAGTAGAATTAGTTACCTCAATCAAGCTATCTATGAAACTATTACTCATTTATTCATTAGTTTAACCAAAATATAGTACATTAGCAAACTAAAGTAAGCTGCTATAAATATACTTACAGGAATAAATATTAAAGGAAAATCTATAAATACGATAATAGGAATATGTAATAGTATAGATAACCAGACTACTATACATTTGGGACAACTAATAATTTTTACAAGGAAGTTAGACCGATTAGCAGCTAAATATTCTAGATAAGACAAACTAGGGTCATCTACAGTAATATTATTGTATTCTTCTATATAAAAGAACTTAGTCAATCTTAGTAAATTCATATATTCAACAAAAGTATTATTAAACCATATAACTAAAAACATGGCTATACTTGCACTTAATAATAGGTATGAAATTAAAATATCAATCATATAAATAAAATGAGGCTAAACTACATTAAATAGCCTAGCCTCATATTACTTCAATCTATTTAATCGTCAATACTCTTTTGAGCATTCTTTACAACTTCTGCTTCTTCATTCAGAATATCCTTAATTTCAGATTTAATCCGTTTAATATTTTCTGAATGCATCTTACTAGTAGCTTTCTTTTCTTCCTCTGCTTCCAACTGTTCTATATAAAGGTTGTATATTCTAGTCTTGGTGTCATTTAGCGTTATAGCCATAATTTATTTAGTCTCTTCTTTAGGTGTGTCTACCGTCTTACTTAGTATATCTTGTATCAATTGTTTCTGTCCTACTATAATCAACTGCATTCTCTTCCATTCATTCAATTTATTTGTAGCATCATCTATATTAGATTGTAAACTAGTTAAACTAGTATCTGCTTGTGCCAAATAACCCTGCAATAACTTAACTATCTGCTCAGTCGACATCTTAAAATTAGGTATCACTGGTGTGTCTAACGTAGCTTGTTCATTCATGTTTAGTATCATTTCAAAATAGAGGAAAGTTGTCAAATAAAAAAGCAACCTAAGTAAATAGGTTGCTTTGTGATAAGATTAAATAGCTTACTGAGGTTGCAAGATAACAGTACCAGTCAACCCAGCCAAACCTGTGACAGTACCAGTAAATCTAAGGGCCAAAGC